TTAGGAACAGGTACTGTAGGTTTAGACCAAATTATGGGTATAATGAACAGTAAATAATGGCTTATAATGCTCAAAAAATATCACCGATTGATTTTAAACCTAGTGTAGGTGTAGGAGTTTCCTTACCTTTTAATGGGAAAGCTTGTTTTAACCCTACTTTTACTACACAAGAGGCAATTAAAAATAATTTAATTAATTGGTTTTTAACTAATAAAGGAGAGCGTCCATTAAATCCTAATTTTGGTGGTAATTTAAGGTCATTTTTATTTCAACAAATTGAAGAAGACACTTTAGAATTTTTAGAAATAGATATCCAATCTCAATTGAGTACTTATTTTTCAAATATTACTATTGAAAATTTAGAAATATCTACAGAACCTGATATTCATAAAATAAATGTATTGTTAAAATATAGTGTACAAAGCACAAGCATAACTGATGAATTAAATATAACATTTGACTAATGGCTTCAAATAGAGACATAAAATATATTAATAGGGATTTTGGGAATCTTAGACAGAATTTAATTAACTATTCTAAAACCTATTTTCCAACAACATTTAATGATTTTACAGAAACATCCCCAGGTATGATGTTTATGGAATTATCTGCTTATGTAGGTGATGTTTTATCATTTTATCAAGATAATCAATTTCAAGAAACATTTTTACAATATGCTCGTGAAGCTAAAAATTTATATGATTTAGCTTACATGATGGGATACAAACCTAAAGTTACAGGTGTAGCTTCAGCTGATATAGATTTTTATCAAACAGTTCCCTCAAGCGGTAGTGGAGCAAATACAGTCCCAGACTATAATTATGCTTTATTAATAGGAGAAAATTCTCAAATAGCCTCTACTTCAAATACTTCAGTAAACTTTTTAGTAGAAGACCCAGTTGATTTTGATACTTCTTCATCCTTAGATCCTACAACAGTTTCTATATATGAACAAAGTGGTGCTACTATTAATAGCTTTCTATTAAAGAAAACCAGAAAGGCTATTTCAGCTACAATTAATTCTACAACTTTTTCATTTTCTAGTCCACAAGAATTTGCTACTCGTAATATTACTGCTGATAATATTATAGGTATTTTAGACATTGTAGATGCTGATGGTAATATATGGTATGAAGTACCTTATTTAGGACAAGGAATGGTATTTGATTCTATTAAAAATACTAATCCAAACGATCCAAATTTTTCATCTCAAGAAGGTGATACACCATATTTACTAAAATTAAAACAAACTTCTCGTAGATTTGCTACTAGATTCCAATCCCCAACTACTCTTCAAATACAATTCGGATCTGGCACTTCTAATGATATAAATGAAGAAGTTACTCCTAATGCTGATAATGTAGGAATTGGGTTACCTTTTGAAAAAGATAAACTCACAGCAGCCTATTCCCCTCAGAATTTTATATTTACAAATACTTATGGTATTGCTCCATCAAATACAACTTTAACAGTTAGATATTTAACAGGTGGAGGAGCTACGGCAAATGTTCCTGCAAGTAGTTTAATTACTTTATCTAATAATACAGTTAATTTTCAAGTTGCAGGATTAACTAGTAATCTAGCAGATAATACCTTTAATTCTCTTCAAGTAACAAACCCAAGAGCAGCTTCAGGAGGTAGTGATGGGGATACTAATGAAGAAATTAGACAAAATTCTATTGCAAATTTTTCTACTCAATTACGTAGTGTAACTCAAGATGATTATTTAGTTAGGGCATTATCAATGCCCCCTAAATTTGGTGTAGTTTCTAAAGCTTACATAGAACAAACAAAAATTAATTCTCTCCTCCCAGGAGAAATCCCATCAACACTAACTTTATATATTTTAAGTGCTAATGCTGAAAACCACCTAACACTTGCTGGTACAGCATTAGAACAAAATCTTCAAACATACCTATCTCAGTATAGAATAATAGGAGATTCAATTAATATAAAAGATGCTTTTATTATTAATATAGGTGTTGATTTTGAAATTACAGTTAGACCTAATTTTAATAGTAATGAGGTATTAAAAGCTTGTTTAACAGAATTAAAATTATATTTTAATACAGATAACTGGCAAATTAATGAACCTATTCAAATAAGTGAATTATTTTTACTTTTAGATAAAATTCAAGGTGTTCAAACCGTTAAAAATATTAATATTACTAATAAGGTAGGTGAATCTTTAGGGTATTCTAAATATGCTTATGACGTAACTGGAGCTACATTAGATAGTGTAATTTATCCTTCAATAGACCCAATGATTTTTGAAGTTAAATACCCTACTACTGATATTAAAGGTAGAATAGTAAATATGTAATTATGGGATTAATAAAAAAATATAACGAAAGAATAGGAGGTAATCAATTTGGTAGCAGTATTGATACTGGGATAATAAGAAATCCTAATACATTTATTAATGAAAAAGGTAATACAGTAACAGATTTTAATAAAACTAGTTTAGATTTAGAGAATCCACAACCTTTAGGAGGTCTTACTAATATTTCTTATACGACTCAAGTTGGCGAAGATATTGTAACATCACCAACTACCCAACCCTACACTCCACAAAATACTTATTCTGATAGCTTTACTAGTCCTACATTAAAAGCACGAACCATAGATCCTAAAAAATAAAATGGCAGTATATAAAATTTTCCCATATCAAGATACTACTTTGTATTCAATGTTTCCTAAAATGAATACAGGTATTGATCCTATCAATCAAATTTCAAATTTAAATTTTGCTATTGATAGCCAACCTTCTGTAGCTAGATCTTTAATTAAATTTGACACTGATGATATTACTAATACTATTGAAAACGTTATTGGTGGTACAAATTTTCAAACTAGATTACGTTCATTTATAGCAACAGCTCAGGGTATTGTTGAATCTTCTACTTTAGAAATTTGGCCTATAGCTGTAGCAGAAAATGCATCAATAGACTGGAATCAGGGTACTGGTACTTACCTAGATCAACCTTTAACTACAGATGGAGCATGTTGGGAATCACCATTCTTTGCTAATGGTAATCAGTGGCCTATTCAAGTTCCAGATGCTGCCGGAAGAGTCCCCTCAGGTTCATATAATACTTCTTATGCTACTATAGGTGGTGGAGCATGGTATACAGGTTCTCAAGGTACAGATTTTAATGTCACTGCATCTTTTGGACCTAGAAGTGATAAAGATTTAAACATAATTGTAGATGATATAGTTCAAGCCTGGACTGGTTCTTTTTTACCTAATCATGGTTTTTTACTTAAATGGGAAGGTAGTGCTGAATTTAATCCAAGTAAATTAGTTCAACCTGTAATGCAATATTATAGTGTTGACACAAATACTATTTACCCACCAGAATTAGAATTTAGATGGGACGATTCAGTATGGGCAACTTCATCAACAATCCCTGTATTAGATCAAGAAAATATTTATATTTCACTAGCTGAAAACCCAGGTATATTTTATTCTCAAAGTATAAATAAATTTAGGTTAAATGTAAGAGAAAAATATCCTAAACGTGTTTACCAAACAGGTTCTTTATATACTAAACAACATTACTTACCTTCTGCTTCTGCATGGTATGCTGTAAAAGATTTAGATACTAATGAATTTGTAGTAGATTTTGATAATGATTATACTAGAATTAGTGCTGATACTACTTCAAGTTATTTTGATTTATATATGAATGGATTTGAACCTGAAAGATATTATCAAGTATTAGTTAAAGTAGATGCTGGGGGTAGTACTACAATATACGATGATGAATATTATTTTAAGGTAGTTAATGGATAATGGAACAAAAAGTAACATTAAATAACAAAGTATTTGTTAAGGGGCAATATGAACAAGTAATTGATACATCATTTACACAACTGGTAGACCCTGTTGAAGTAAACCCTGAAGATTTATTACCCTCAATAGAAGAATTTTTTGAAGATTATAATGCTTTATTTTTTCAAATCCCTAAAACCGGAGATAATTCTCACGAAACTTTAATAGTTCAAAGTTCTGAGTATATAAATTTTACCCCTTTCAGTGAAGAAATAACAGCTTTATCAGAAGAAATTACTTCGCTTAGACAACAATTATTAGATACTAGACAACAATTAGCAGACTTAGCAAATGGCGAATCAAACTAATATAATATCACTTAATCCTAATACTTTTTCAACTGAGGTATATTCACCTCAAGATAAAAGTTTAATTACGTCATTAACAGAAGATAATGTTTATGATTTAACAACGGACTATGTTGAATTTTTTGTTTATAGTCTTAATAATGTTATAGTAGCCCCTTCAGGTAATGATGGTACTTTTACTAATTTTAGAGTTTTAGATAATGAACTTTATATTGACCCTGAAATTGATACTAATAGGGTAAATATATCAACAGGTACTGTTAATACAATTTATAATTTTTTAAGGAAAAGATTATCATCCTCACCCCAATCTACATATTATATATCAGAGATATCTTCTGATAGAACTGAAATTAGATTAGATTCTACTATTATTGATAGAGAAGAAATTATAACTTCTACTAATGAGTTTATAGCATATAGAGAACAGGACGAAACATTTCCTGACTTTTATTTAAATTTTGGGTCTAATCAATTATATATTGCTAATAATATTCAATTAGATACTGATAATACAGTATTAATTAAATTATATGAGCCTCTACCCCAAGGTATAACCGTAAACACTTCATTATGGGTAGTAGAAAAAATCTCAAATGGTTTAGCTTTTAGAGTTGAGTTTCCTACTAATGTTGAATTACCAACATCTCAAGAATTTTTAATTCAAGGTCCTAATTATAATTTAGCTAATAAAACTAAATTAAATAATTCAACAGAAGAAATAACACTAACATCTTTAAATTCTCCTAACAGTCAATCTGAAGATCAATTAGATTCATTATTTAATGACCCTAGTGTTAAAATTAGTGAAGATTATACTAATTTTGGGAATTTTGTTAATTTTTCATCTGCTAAAGCACGAATTGAAAACTTCCAATACAAAGTTGGTTTAATCCAATCTGCAAGTGCTCAAATTACTAGTCAAAGTGCTGCAACTTCAACTACTTATACATCATCAAGTTTAGCTCCCTTAAATAATCTTATTAAGGATACTATTACTAATTTTGATAGATTTGAATATTACCTATATTTTGAATCAGGTTCAAATACCTACCCAAAAACTAATTCAATACCTCCCTATGAAAATGCTCTCACAGGTAGTACTGAAGCTATAGATTGGTATAATACCCAAATTCTCTCAGCATCTAATTATGATGAATTAAACCAAGATTGGATTTATTATTCAATCCCAGAATACATTAGAAATGATTCTTTAAATGATCAATATTTGAATTTTACAAATATGGTTGGTCAATTTGTTGATGATAATATTTGGGTATACTTAAAAGATACTACAAATAAATGGGATGCTGATAACCGTATTGATAAGGGTGTATCTAAAGATTTGGTTGCTCAAGTATTAAGAGACATGGGTGTTAAATTATACCAAAATAATTTTAGCTCAACCGATCTTTATTCAGCATTTTTAGGATTTACAGACTCAGGAAGTTTATTCCCATTCCCTTATATGACGGGTTCGGTAGAAAGTGCTCCTGGTATTTTAGATATCCCTGATGGGTATGAATATATTACAAATTTCATATCATCTAGCAACGAAGCTATACCATTAGACGACATAAATAAGCGCATATACAAGCGTATCTATCATAACCTGCCATACTTATTGAAGTCAAAAGGTACCGTCGCAGGTCTGCGTACTTTAATTACATCATATGGTATTCCTGATACGATTTTACGTATTAGTGAATTTGGGGGTAAAGATAAGATCAATACAAACGATTGGGATTTATGGCAACACCAATATAATTTCCAATATGATACTGATAATAATGGACTTGTACAATCTCCTTGGGAAACTAATACAGATTGGGGAGTAACAGTACCACAAACAGTCCAATTTAGGTTTAAAGCCCCAAAATCAGGAAGTAATGCTGTAGATAATGCTGTAACTACTCCGCAACAAGTACTTTGGAGTTTAGATGCAAACCCAAATATAGCTATAGGTTTAGATTATTTTGGAGATGGATTTACATCCGGTTCCTATTCAGGTTCAGTCCCTTCTCAATCACTTGAATATGCTAATTTAGCATTTACAACAGATGATTTTAGTACTACATCTAGTATATATTTACCTTTCTTTGATGGAGAATGGTGGTCTGTAATGCTTACTAAAGAAAATGATGATTTTACCTTATATGCTGGTGATAAAATTTATGATGGGAATGATGGATCACAGATAGGATTTATAGGATCTGCTTCAGTTAATGCTGGAGGTACAGATTGGGGTAATGCTACAAATTCATATTTCCCAAGTAATGCTAGACAAACAATAAATAGTTACTTAGCATTCTCAGGTTCATATCAAGAAATTAGGTATTTTAATCAAGCAATTTCTCAAAGTGTATTTAAGGATTATGTAATGAATCCTCAATCCACTGAAGGTAATGGTGTAAACGGATCTGAAACTCAATTATTATTTAGAGCTTCATTAGGTGGAGAATTATATACTGGATCTGAATCCATTCATCCAAAATATTCATCAAATCCTTCTCAATCTTCTTTCCCAAGTAGTAATTCAAGCTTTACTATTACAAATGGTAGCTTTAATACAAATAGAGAATATATATTTTATGATTCACCTCCAGTAGGGATAAAAAATAGAAATACAGATAAGATTAAACGTCAAGATTTAATTTTACCTGAAGGGGATACATTATCTAACCAGATTTCGATTCAACAATCATCGTTTACTGATGATGATTATACTAATAATCTTAATTTACTAGAGGTAGCATTCTCACCACAAAACGAAATTAATGATGATATTATTAATCAAATTGGTTTCTTTAATATTGGTGATTATATAGGTGACCCAAGATTAATATCTTCAAGTGCTGATACATATCCTTCACT